GTCAGAAAACTTCCGTGCAGAATGGGCTGACTGGGCTGTTGCTCACGATGGTATGACTCCTGCTCAGGTTCGTGAAGAACTTATCGAAAACTTTCTTAAAGACTAAGGAGACAGATATGATAATTACTGAGGGCAATCTTTACAGTTTTAGAACAGTTGATGGCTACTGCACAGGAATCTTTGAGGAAGCTGATGCTTGCCTCAGATTGATAAGGTTTAGAAAAGTTACAAAAATGATGACTTACAAACCTGAAGTTGAGTGGCAGAAAGCTTTTGAAAAAGAACACGTCCCATCTTATGACCTTGCAGATGCTCAGGAAAAAGTTCGTAAGGAAATAATCGAGCCATTAATGGCTGCAGGAAAGGACGCAGAAATTCCTGCTCAGTTTATTGTTTGGGACGATGTTGTGTTAAATATGGATCACATCGATGAGATTCGTCCAATGAAAAATTACTTTCAGTTTCAGTAAGGAGAGGGAGTATGGAAAAGCTTGATATTAAGTCTTTGAAGACACCTGAAGATATTCCTGCAGGAACAATTATGGTTCAGCATTGGTGCAATTCATCAACCTTCTTCAAGGTTATTGGTACTTCAAAGAAATCAGTACTTGTAATCAAAATGCCGTCAAAGCAAACACACTTCGACCACGAAGGCGGCGGAACAGGTTATTCTTACAAACTTCCTGACGAAGAAACTTTGAAAAATGTTGAAGCTGCTTACAAAGCTTGCAATAAAAAATATGGTTTTGATGTTCTCAAAGGTTCAAGAGAACAGTTTGACGAAGCCCACAAACTTGCAAAAGCAAATAACGAAAACTTCTGGGATGACTTTACAGTTGTTTCAAACTACCGTGAATGCCTGCAGCCAAAAAGAATTATGGCAAAGCCTGCAAAAGACGGCGGTTTCTATATCCCTGGGTATTACAAAGGTTCTTGGTGTGGACCAATGCAGTTGTGGAACGGTGAAGAAGTTTCAGATTATTACGATTAAGAGGTAAAAAAATGAAAGGAAAGAAATATAACCCTAAAGCTCTTGCAGGTGATTTACCCGCTAAAGAATTTGTTGATTGGCTTAAGACATCAGCTGATGTTTTAGGTGAAAGTAAAATTGGTTCACTTATTCGTTCGTATGCTTATCGTGTACATCCTGATGGACTTTATCCTTCACAGCGTCTTTATTCAAAAGATGTAACAGTTGAATATAAATCACAAGCAGTTCTCGATGCTGAAGCAAATGGGATTGACCTTGTTTTTGGAACAGATACAACTTGGGAGCATTGTGTACCCTGTGCGGTTCTTAGTGAAATCCTTTTGAAAAATTATGACAAAATTTCAAAGTCAGAAGAAACAGCAAAAGCATTTTTTGATAAGTACTATCACGTCTGCCTCGTAACAAAAGACGAAGACAAAAAACTTAAAGATAACGGCTTTAATAACAAAATGCCTGCAGGTTGGGACTTTGGTTCTGATGAATGGGAACGTTATAATAAAGTCGGTATTGTTGCTGTAAAGCAGAATATGCGCCGCCCAGTTCCTCAGTACACATTCCTTGCAGTTAAAAAGGGAAAAGGCACAAAAACAAAAATCGTTACTTTGACAAGAAACGATATTGTTGATATGAAAACTGGCTGGGTTTGTCCAAATGTTGAAGATGCAGTTATTGACTCTACAACTGAAAACTTGGAAAAGGGTTGGATTTATATTCTTAAAGGCGCAGAAGAAATTCAACTGTAAAAACGAATTTTTGAACTATAATGGAGGGAATAAATATGAAAAGATAAGAATAAATTTATATTTGTTTTTAAGTTAATATTATTCTTGTAAAGGAGATTTATATGCCACCATTTACCAGTACTTTTCAATCAGTTGACCCAACAAGAGGCGTATTATTTATCAGCGGTAAGTTGATTTTCTTGCCTTGGGTAACAGCAATTGAGCCTGATGAGGACGATGATAAAAAGAGTTGGATTTATTTTCAGAACGGAAATGACTTGCTTGTTGATGCAACAGTTGAGGAAATATATGGCTTTATCAAAGAAGCTATGGGAGGAAACTGATGAGCAAAGTTGAAATGATTAAGAAAGCAATTAAGGATGGTACTTATGACTGGGATGCCGCGATATACGGAGCCGCAGAGCGAATTTGCGAAAATCCTGAAAGCCTGTTATGGCGATGATTGGGCCCATAAGTCGATACTTACTTTAAGGTGGCAAATCAAGCCTGACCCTGACAATCCAAATGATACAAAAATCTTTGACCAAAGCGGTGACCGTTTTGCAGACAGATGGGATAATGGTTGTTTGCACCTTGATAGTTATAAAGCGTATATGGAGCAAATGGACGCAGTTTTTATGCCTAAAGACTGCATTCAATGGTTAGTCGATAATTACGACCCAAAATACTTTGAAAAAATTGACATTTTTGAGATGCCGTAATTAAACTTACGGCTTCTTTTCTTTATATTATTATTGTAAGGAGTTAGATATGGCAAGAATTGACGAATTGAAAGCAAAGATCGAAGAAGCTTCAAAGGCTTACGGCGAAGCAAATCCTATTATGTCAGATAAGGAGTTCGACCAGCTTGTCAATGAGTTGAAAACTCTTGACCCAACCTATGTTGATACAGTTACTTACGATGACCACGTTGAAGGTTTTGCAAAAGCAAAACACGACTTAATCACAGGTACTCTTGCAAAATGTAAAAACGAAGAAGAGTTTGCTGTTTGGTTCAAAAAGCATCAGAAAGACCCTCACATTAAGGGCGGCTTCGTTATGGAACAGAAAATGGACGGAGCAGGAATTGAACTTAAGTATGTAAACGGAACACTTATTCAGGCTGTAACAAGAGGTACAGGTTTTGAAGGTGACGATATAACAGAAAATGCAAAGAAAGTTAAGGGAGTTGTTTCTCAGTTGAAGGGAACTTACACAGGTTCAATTCGCGGAGAAATCCTGATGTCACATTCAATGTTCAATAAAAATTATAAGAACAAGATGAAGAATTGCCGCAACGCTGCAGCAGGAATTATGAAACATCTTGACGGCGCAGAACTTGAAAACTTAAACTTTGTTGCTTACGATATTCAGGAAAAAGAAATCCTGATAACAAATGAAATTCAGAAAATGCACTTCCTCGAAGACAACGGAATGGAAGTTCCTGCTTACAAAGAGATTACAACTTTGGAAGAAGCTTTCGCTTTCAGAACAAGTCAGTATGAAAACCGTGACAAGATTGAGTACGACATTGATGGAGTAGTTGTAAAGCCTACCCTTATTGATTACGAAGACCTTAAGAATCGTACACCTAAGAACAGTTGTGCAATCAAGTTTGAACTTGATGTTGCAGTTGCAACTGTTATTGGTTTTGATTGGTCTCAGGCAGGAAAGTATTTCAGCCCAGTTGCTCTTCTTGAGCCAGTTGAATTGAACGGAACAACTGTTCAGAGAGCTTCTTGTTCAAATACAAAATGGCTTGCTGCTCGTGGAATTGAGATTGGCTCAAAAGTAAAGATTGTAAAACGCGGTGAGATCATCCCACATATTGAAGGGCTTGCAGATGACTGAGAAACGAGCAACTGAACTTAGAGAAAAATTGATTGCTAAACGCGCTAACCGCATACGACAGGCGTGGAAAGAAGTGGCAGCTCGTACTGAGAATGAGTTTAGTAACAAACACGCAGACGCTATGCAGGCTTTGTTTGATGCTTATTGTAGAACAGATGCAGAGTTTGCAATGAAGTCTGCTCAGAAGATTGCAAAAGATTATCAGGTGATGCGGGCAAAAAGTATTCTTGATTATATTGTGTGTGAATACCCTTTTAGGTATTTCAACTTGATGATGATTTCTCCGTCTGACAGAAAATCAATTGTTGAAATCCCTTCAATTGCAGTTGAGATGGATGAAAAGTTCAAAAAGGAAAAACCAAAAATTTTGGTTGATGAAACAACACTTAAGCTTTTTATTGATATAATCCCCGACTTTTTTGATGGGTTGACTTTGATAACAGAGACAGAAGTAGTATATGAACAAAAAGCTAAAGCTTGAGGACTTAGTCCCTCAATACATAAGTGAATATGACAATCAAGCAAAGCATATTCTTAATGGAATAAAAGATTATTATATGGGTTATGTTGTTTATGACCTTACGAAATTGGACATAGACAGCTTGACAACTTTTAATATTCTTATTGCTTTGAAAAACAATATTTGGGAAACGGAGGAAAGAAGTTTATACGGTTGTATAATTTATGTGACTGACGAGATACTCGAAAAGTTTTGCAAAAATATACCCGATTTCTTCGATAAGTTGGATGTTAGATACAAAAATAGGACAGACACCGCCGCCGGTAATAATTGACCATTTATCAATGGTTTACTCAGGACAGAAAAGCGGAATTGAAATCAATCCTGAGTTTTTTGATAAAACCCAAAATGCTTTTGAAGAAATGCAAACAAGACACGAGCAGTTCGAAGAGATTATAAAAAAGATTGATAAAGGACTTGATTATGATTTAAGAGAATTGTCTTCGGTTGATTTGATACATATTATGCAATGGCCTCGTCCAGTAATGCTTGCATTTCACGAGGCAATTTGCGATAATTCAAAAGGAATTATTGGTGACGAATACGTTATCAATTTTTTCTTAGGAATGGACCCAGCATACTTTGAAGGTATTGAACAGTTCGAGGTGAAGTCTTTTGAATGATGATGTATCAAAATATGTAATTAACTGCAAGTTTAATGATGCTACAGATGACGGCGTATTAGACCTAGATAAATGCTGGGATGTTTTGTACACACAAGGCTACGAAGTTTATTGTCATCTGAAGATTAAAGATGCACTTAAGGTTGTTGCATCCCCTATCGTTGTTGAAAGACTTATAGACAATTCACCTACATATTTCGAGGGCATCAATTTGGAGATAAAGGACTTATGAACAAAGCAAGAGAAGAAAGATGGAAGGAAAGAAACAAACAACGAGTACTCAAAAGACAGGAAGAGCGTTTACCACCATCAACTCTTGAAGACGAAGATGACTGGGAGATAAACACATTTACAAAAGACAATCATATTGAAAACATTTATGAACTGCATCTTCGTGTAACTCCTGATGAAAAGATTTTTGATATGAGAGGACTTCAAGCAAGCATCGATACCGAGCATCCATCTTCAACATTGTTCCATTGGGACACAAGCAGCATTTGGATGTTTCTATCAGCAGATATGTGTATCAAAGGCTTGAATGATTTAAGACTACTAAGAAAGTATTTGCTTAAAGATAAAGCGAAGGTTTGGGTTGATGATGACACACCGATTAGTGACATTTGTGATTGCTACCCATTGTTCTTTTCAGGATTGGAGTTTTATAGTTTAGATGAATAAAATTTTTGATAAAATCACAAAGCTTATTCATACTGTAGAAGGCTATGATGTATCTCCTGGGCATCTTACTCCTGAAGGTATTGGAGATAGACTTTCAAAGTTTATAATTAGATATGATGACCCTCGTGGCGGACAAGTAAAATCCGTTGAAGGTATCAATCTTACATTTGCGAAGATTGACGCAGGAAAAGATTACCTTCTTATTGACTTCCGTGATATATACCGTAGCGCTTCAGATTATTTTGAAACAGAAGATATTCCAAATCTTCATACTTATATTCTTGAACACAATTATAAGGTGTTTGTAAATCAAGAAGTATTGGAAAAGATAACTTCTGTATGTCCTGAGTTTTTCGATAAAATGGACATCGCAGAAACACTTGATACAGAATCTGAGGGTGAAAAGTTAACACCTCACCCAAAAAGAATTACAGGTTATCTTTCAAAGGCTGCAGGTGGTAAAAATATGCAATATGCAGCATCAAATGTAACAGTGTTAAAGGCTGCTCCTAAAGTGGCCTGTCCGACTTGTGGTTTTGAAGACTTTTTAACTGTAAAAAAGTGCAAGAAGTGTGGTATGCATTTTGAGTAAGGAGTGAATATGCTTAGAGGCTTGATTGGTTTTATTCTTGGAATGATTTGTGGCGTTTTTACAATCTCAAGTTATTTGATAGGCGATAGCCTAATCATCTGGGTTATTATTGATGTTATCGTACTTATTGTTCTTCTTATTTGGTGTCACAAACATCATATCAAGAAAAGAGATGAATATCACGATAAAATTCGAGGAAGATTTAAGTATAGAGGTTAATATAATTTTATGAAAATAGGTGTGATTCCAGATGTGCACGGAAGCAAGCACTGGAAAAAGAATCTTGAAAAGCTCAAAGATTGCGACAAAATTGTCTTCTTGGGAGATTATGTAGACTCTTTTAATGAGGATGAAAAAGGACTCCCTGCTCTTGCAAACGTAAAGGAGATAATTGAAGCCGCAAAGGCAGACCCACGCATCGACCTTCTTGTAGGTAATCACGAGTTTGAGAATTATTGGTTTGGATGCGGTCATTGTTCAGGCTTTCAGATGGGCTGCTATGAAGCGTATCATCAGTTCTTTGAAGAGAACTCTGATATGTTTAAGATTGCCGTTGAATATGACGGCTGGGTTTTCTCTCACGCAGGTTTTACAAAGACTTGGGTTGAAGAAACAATGAAACGCTTCAAAGAAAGAATTGCAAACTTTGAACTTGCTGATAAGCCAATTGAGTTTGCAAATCAAATGCTAAAGACAAGAAATATATACTGCTTTAGATTTTCAGATTGGGACATCACTGGGTATGGTGACTCAAGATTTCAAGGTCCATTATGGGTACGCCCAACTGCTTTATTCAAAGATTATCTTTTTGAAAAGCAAGTAATTGGACATACAGAAACAAGAGGCGGTGAAGTTCTTTGTATAAAGAATAAAGACTTGCAGGTTGTTATGTGTGACACTGAAAGTCATTCAAAATACTTTATTCTTGATACAGAAAATCCGCCAGAGTTCTTAACACTTGAGGATGCCAATCGAAAAGCAAAAGAGCAGGAAAAAGAGCTTATGCGTGAAAGAGGACGCATTGGCGAAAAGAAAAAAGTACTAAGGGACAAATACAATCTGACAAAATCCGAAATGAACAGACTGTACTTGATTGCACAATGTGATGCAAGCAAAGCTGCAGAAGGCAATCAGAGTTTGGATCTTTGGGAACACTTAGATGAGTTGTGCTCAAAAGAGGCTACAAGAAAAGAAAAAGAAGCTGTAGAGAAGCTTTTAGGAAATTAAAATGGAATACTTAGTTGACAAAACTTCAGTAGTAATGGTTGATGGTGAAGCAATCGACATTGAGAAAGAACTGCCCATCAGATTTTATCAATTTACTTTTGATAAAATGCGTGGTCTTTACTTGGTAAATACCGATTACAAAACATCGCACGGAAAGATTTATGGTAATGCTACAAAGATTGCAAATCATATTGTAGAGAGTTATCTTAAAAGAGATAGAAACCTCGGCGTTCTTTTGAGCGGCGGTAAAGGTCTTGGTAAGTCTCTTACAGCAAGATTGGTAATCGAACAGCTTCACAAGAAGCATCCTGTAATCATTGTTAATCAATACATCCCTGGGATGTTTGATTTCTTAAAACAGATTTCAAATGCTGTTATCTTATTTGACGAGTTTGAGAAAACAATTCAGGGTAATGTTGATGGCTCTGACAGAAACACAGACGCGCCATCAAAGCAAGATGAAATGCTTTCTCTCCTTGACGGTACTGCTGCAGGTACTCATAACCTTTATCTTTTGACTTGTAATGAAACAAGCCGCTTGAACGATAACTTGAAATCTCGCCCAGGCCGTATCGCATATCATTACAGATATGAAAGCTGCACAGAAGAAACAATTCGCAATTATTGTGCTGATAACTTAAAGAAGAGAGATCTTGAAGATGAGATTGTATCTGAACTTCTTGCAACAAGATATGTTTCTTTGGACATTATTCAAGCTCTTGTTGATGAGGTAAACAGCTTTGATGTTACTGTTCCTGAAGCAATGGAATATATGAACATTCAGGTTGAACGCATCAATCTTGAAGCAAGAGTTACCTATATTGACAAAAATGGCAAGCAGTGCATTGACGTTGAAAATGCAGGTACTTGGTTTACAGGTCGCACAAACGTTGGTTTTGAAATCGACTCTACTGAGGAAGAAGACAAAGCCAAAATGCCTTTTGAAGGCTATATAAAGGTTGATATGAGAAATGTTAGAATCCCAGTGTATGGCGCGGTTGATGTTTCTCCTTATGCAACAATCAATTGGTCAGACTATGGTGGAGATTATTATCAGCCAAAGATTTTGAAAGTTGAACTTTACGACACAGAGGCCATAAGTTCTCGTGGAAGAGTTTGCGGCTATGAGGACTACATTCCTAATAAAGTAGCCTTATCATCAGCAAAAGAGCCTGTTTTAACTCCAGTAAGAGGCGCAGCATATCCTATCCCTGCGGAGGAGAGAGTGTAAAATGTACCAGCCAATGCTTCTTTACCAGCTTAAGAATTGCGTTATCGACTTATACAAATGTAAAAAGTTTGAAAAAGCCGAAGTGATGTCTCCTTTTCATAAAAGCGGTGATGATGATTGGCAGGAAGTAAGAGGCAACTTCAAAATCATTATTGATGGCGATGAGTTTTCATATGAAACTTTGCAGCAAAGAGATTATGTATTTTTTGACATAATGCAAAAGCTGCAATGTTGTAATAATGCTGATGACGGCAACGGAAATCGACAGATTTTCTCTGACCGTCAGGCTTTAGCAAATATGCCGCTCTAAAAATTTTTTTTCAAAAAATTAAACTTTTGACTGTCCTTCTTTATATTATATTTGTAAGATAAAGGAGGACGTTTTTATGGGTTTTGAAGAAAGAAGAATAGCCTTCAATAAAGAATTGCTCGAACTTTGTGAAAAATATAATATCAGTTTTACACATACAGGCAATCCGATTTTTGATGATGAAGATGGCGCTTTTACTCTTCTCGAGGAAGAAGATGTTTGTTTCAAAGATAAAGCTTCAGGCTTAGAAATTCATCTTGATTATAAAAATAAAATATAAGGAGGACCTTATGGTTTATACTTCAGCTTCAATAATTGCAGGAGCCCACGATGATGTGGTTGTTGCAGGAAATACAGTAAAATTTTGGTTGAGTGCAGCAAGAGTTGTTGCAAAAGAACTTGAAAGACTTCTTAAGAATGACCACTGGGGAATTCGCCTTTCGCTGCTTACTGTAGACGGACAGCCTCGTGACTTTGCAACATTCACATTTGAATATAAAAATGGTTACACAACTTGGGGTGTTGAGGTTTCTTTGGAAAAAGGAAAGCCTGCACTTGCTGTAATCCCAGATCGCATTACAACAGCTGATGTGAGAATGTGGAAAGACATCGGAAAGTTTTTGGAAAACTTTGAATACATCAAAGATTATATTGATTACACAGTAGGAAACAAATAATGCAGTTGGCACTTACAGAAAAAGAAATTGAATACCTCAATGAGTTTCTTGATGATGGAAAGTCTTGGGGTAGACCTTTGTGCCACCCACATAGAACACTGCTTGAAAAGTGGATGGCAATTAAAGATGAAGTTGAAAAAACAGGCGCATATATAATGCTAGGAACTGAGGAGAATGAGATTGAATCCTGATGCCTTTGGTGACGACTGGGATGAATTGGAATTCCGCCGTTGGAAAGATAAACAAACAAAAATGTCTCTTGAAGAAGAAGAGCAACTTTTTGATGATTATTACAATAATGATAAAGTAAACTCTGACCCAGATTACACTGAAAAGATATACTCTCAGCGTGATTTTGATTATCAGTTTGAAAGAGAACTCGTCAGAGTTGAGCGTTCATTCAAAGATAAAGAAGACCTGCTTAGAGCAGAGTTGAGTAAGACAAAAGATAAAATGCATCAGATGGAAGCAAAACTTGAAAAAGTTGAAAAGATGGAGGCGCTTCTTGACAGATATGCATTGCACTCTGAGATTGATTACGACAAGAACACATACGAGTTTATTGGATATGATGACCGCAAGTAGACTTAATTACTATGAATTAAGAGATAAAGTCAAAAGTTATCAAAAATATGTGCCGATTAAAATCGATGTTACCTCTTTTGTAGGTAAAGAAGTTAATATAAAATTAAGGAAGCTTCATAAGATGTGCTCTAGGAGGAACAATGACAAACAGTGAACAGCTGAAAAACAATTTTGAAAAGTTTTATGAAATGCAAAAAAGTAATCCTCTATCAATGAAAGAGCTGCTTTACTTGTTTTATTTGCAAGGACATAATGACCCAACACCCGTTGGCGATGAAGTTGATATGAAAAGTGTTGAAGAAGACATTGAGTCACAGGCTTTTATCGACTTCATTCAGAGCTGTATCGAACATCCTAAGGATGATAAACTTATACCTAGTGATTGGGTTCAGGTTTCTTACCCTTGTACTTTTAAGAACAAACAGAAATGTGTTGCTTGGCCTGACAGATGCGAAGATGTTGGCGGCGATGGTGTAACTTGCGGCACAACATTTATCAATCTTTCAAAGTTGTGTGGCACTGAAACAGCAGGACCTATGCCGAAAGACACAGGATTGATTTTAACAAAAGAGGAAGCAGCAAAGCTTTCTGAGATTCTTGGAAAAATTGAATTATGATAAGAAACAATCCTTTAAGAGAATTAAAAAGAGTTGTAGGGCAATTCTTTGAAACAGAGTATTGGTACCGTTGGCGCCACGAAACATATAAGTATGTCAATGGGTATGGAAAGAAATGTAAAGAAACAACTTTCAATGCTTTCCGATTGGCAAATACTTGGGACGGGCCTGATGCAATGTACAGATACTTTGACATCAAACTCAGTCATATGCTTTACAATCTTCGATGGTATTGCGATGAAAGTAAGTCTTATATTGACGGCGGCGCGGTTTCTGCTTATGGAAACAAAGCAGATGAGTTGCTTATTTGGAAAAGAACTTTGCAATCATTGAAAGATATATGTCATCACAAAATCAACAAAAACGAATTCTTCTGTGATGAGTTCTTTTATCAAGATTGCACAAATTATGTCTATGATAAGAAGTCGATTAAAAACGGCGCACATCTTGACATTGCAGGTGTAACACTTTGCTGGGATAAGCACGCAGAGAATCGTAACATTGATTTGGTTTATATTGCTGAATTTGATGGTTATGATCTTGGAGGCGAAAGAGAACTTTGGTACTTGATTGAAAAAGGCAATGATGCTCTTAAGTATGAAACAGATGATATAGCTGTAAAGACAGTCAAGTCAATCAAAAAGTTTGGGAAAGTAATAAATGACTTTAATAAGTATCAATTTTTACCAATCCCAGATCCTACAAATCCTAATGTAATTAAAAAGCATTTGCCTGAATGGACCTTTGAGGATTTCACTTTTGCACAGCATACTTTTGACATAGATATTACTGACTACAAAAAGTTTTCAAAAGATCTTATGTGTCACATACGCGGTGCAATTCCAAAAGTTCGTTCAATTTGGACTTTCAGAAAAATGCTTCGTGACTATCATAAGTTTGTTGTTGAACTTATGGACAACACAGAACATACTTATGATGAAGCTTTGGAAAAAGAGAACTTGACAGAAAGATATAAAACTTTCGATGAAATTACTCAGCGAGAGATTTATGATAAAATGTACAATAAGCTTTGTGAAATTGCCCGTTACTTTGCAGACAATTCACAGCATTGGTATGATTAGAAACGGAGGTTTATAAATGCGAGATTTAGCTTCAATTTGCACTATTGAAAAGGTTTGGCCGCTCGAAGGAAAAGACAAGGTACAGGGCGCTTCAATGGTTGAAAACTCATATGAAGCAATGGTGTCAAAGGACATTCAGCCTGGGCAGCTTGTTGCTTTTATTCAGGAAGGCTCAATTCTCCCAGTAAAAGATACTTGGGAATGGCTTCGTAAGCGCTGCTTCAAAGAGTCAGTAAATGGTTTTGTTATCAAGCCTATGAAGTTTGCAACAATCAAGTCTTGGGGTTTGATTGTTCCACTTAACGAACTTGGCCTTGATGAAAAGGTTTGGAAAAAGTTTAAGGCAGGTGATGACATTACTGATGTTCTTGAAATCCGTAAGTATGAGCCTGAGGAAGACGCATCTCCAACAAAAGGTGAGTCAAAGAAGGCTTATCCTAAGTGGGTTAAGTTCTGCCTTTCACATACTCTTACTCGTTGGATTGGTCGTATTTGGCAGAAGAATCATCAGAACTCTTCAGGCGGCTTCCCTTCAAATTTGATTTCAAAGTCTGATGAAACAACAATCCAGAATATGAAGGGAACTCTTCAGAAGTTTGCTGATGAACGAGTTTATGTAACTGCAAAAATGGAAGGTCAGTCATTTACTGTTGTTCCTGTCTTCAAAGGAAAGAAGCTTACAGGCGCTTATCCTTGTTCTCGTAACAATGCTTACACTCTTCCTGACAATTCAATCTTCTGGGAAATGATGCGTAAGAAAGACATCATCAACAAGATGAAGCAGATTTACAAGAAGACAGGCAACGCTTACATTCTTCAGGGAGAACAGGTAGGTCCAACAATTCAGCAGAACATTTACAACTTTACTGAAAACGATTGGTTTGTTTTCACTATAAAGGATTACAACACAGGAAAGCAGCTTCCGCCTGCAGAGGCTATCAAGGTTGCAACTCTTGACTTCGGTCTCCACTTTGTTCCTGTTATTCAGTCAAATGTTTTGCTTAAGGACATTATGCCTGATGTAAACGCTGCAGTTGCTTACGCAGAAAAGGCTGCTTGGAAAGTGGTTTCAGGTTGTCAGAATCTTCTTTATGAAGTTCAGCCAAAGGACAAGATTTGGGTTGATTACTTGCAGCACGAAGGCGTTGTAGTTCGCACTATGAATTACGACAAGGACAGCAACATTGGTTGTTCTTTCAAAGTAAAGAACTCAGATTATGCTGACAAGGGTCTTGGTGAGATTGCAAAGCTTGCCCGTAAGTAAAAAAGTATAAAAATCTATAAAGGATTTCAAAAGTTATAAAGGATAGGCTTGCCCTATCCTTTTTGTGTTAATATTATTGAAAGAGGTTTCTATGGATATAAAAATCAATAAGAAAGATAATGTCACAACAGTTGTATTTGAAAACTCAAACAGAGAGTTCAAGTTTACTGAAGTTGATACAAAAGATGAGATTTCAACAAAGGAAAAAATGTCCTTGATGGACTTAATTAAATCACTTTATATGGCAGGCAAGAAAGATGATTGCTTGTTTGTGGAGAAGGAATAAATATGGCAAAATCAAAAGAAGATTGGGAAGAAGAGCAGGAAGAAAAAGAGCAGGCTTGGTCTGATGAAGAACTTGCAGCAATCCCAAAGTCTCCTAAAAGATTTGAGGTTTGGGTGGAAGACCGTTATATGATAACTGAAGTTGAGCCTGGGCTTAAACAGAAAGTTAAAGATAACAATTGGTGCTGCCTTTCAGGTAATGGCGAACGCTGTATGTGTAAAGATTTTTATACACGCGATAGCGAAGGACCTTGTAAGTGTGGCATTTATAAAAAGACTCTTCGTGATGAAAAGTCATTTTTGAAAATGAGAAGAGCAACTTTCAAAAGGGGTGAATAATGCCTGAAGGAAGACGTATCATTCAAGAACCGCCTGTTGAAGAAAAGCCAAAGCCTTTATATGAAAGAGCTGATGATGATCTTGATTTCGATGATACTGCTATAACATCAAATACTGAAATTGGCGGAGCGATGTCTGCCGCAGAAAATCAGTTTATTGAGTTTGTATCAAAGCAAGTTGCAAAGATGGACCAAAAGCTTCTCTTTGATGGCAATACATCGCCACCTCTTCCATTAATTGACCGTGCTATTATGCAGCACGAACACGTAATGCTTGCTCTTACTGCATTGTATGAACAGGCAAGATGGAAGTGGAATTCAGCGAAGCAAGCATTTAACGAATGGGAAGCTGTAAAGTTTTTGGAAGTTCGAAAAGATGTAAACAAAGCAAGTGAGTCTGCAGCAAAGTGGTATAAAAAAGAAGAGATTGACAAGATGGTTATTGTCAGATACCGAAAAGAATATGCTGCTTTGCAGGCTCAGATTCAGTTGGCAGAGTCCAAAGTTTCTTTGTTCCGTCGTCTTATTGATAGCTGGGACCAATATGCTTTCCAACTTGGTCAGTTGTCAAGAAACGGTATTGCAGAAAAGAACTCTTCAGATATGACTGACAAGTATGAAGACCCAGAAGATCCTACATCACTTGCACAGCAAGCAATGGCAGAGATGGGAAATAAGTGATCTTCAAATTTATGTTAATATACTAATTGGTTATAAGGAATGGTTGCAAAACATTCTTTATATCCAATTGCAACTATGCGCCGCAAGGCGATAGAATATATTTTATAAGGGAGACGTACCAATGGGTAGTTTCGATGATTTATTTAATGAAGCTCTTGCAATCCCAGCAGAGATTTGTAGAGCAATGCAGGAAGGTAACCTTCCAGAAGGGTCTCGTGTTTACCGCAGAGACATCACAGACGACAATGGAAACAAAGTTGGCGAAAAGATTGTTCGCACTTATTCCTATGGCCGTAATCGCCCACCTAAAGATATTGTTCGTTCAGACGCAATCCGTGTAAACATTATCGACGATAACGAAGGTAGAAAGACCTACGAGTTCGCGTGTGCCGGATATGATCCAAAGAACATTTCTTTTGAAATCAACAAAGAAAATCCAGATTACATTGACCTTGTTCTTTCAAGTGGCGTCAAGACAGAAGAGCCAAAAGCAAAAGAAGAGCCAAAAGCAGAAGAGAAATCCGATGCTGAAAACACTTCTGAAACTGAAGAGCCAAAAGTTGAAAGCAAAACCTATGAAGTTCAGGGCTTCACTGTAAAGGATACTCGTGTTCCTTTCAAGGTAGACAACACAAGATACAACATAGAAGAACCTATTGTTGAGTTTGAATTCGGTGTCGTTCGTATCACATTTGAGCCAAAGAAGATAAACTTCAATCCTAAGTTCAAAAAGTAAAGATACATTCTGGAGGTTTTAATGAGGAGTTGCGGAGTGCAACTCCTTTTGTGTTAATATTGATATATGGAGGTCCATATATGGAATTAAATCAAGAGCTCATTGATGAAATGATACAGAAGCATTTAGGAGAGGAAAACAATCCTCTTAATGGAAAAACTTTTGCAGAAATTCAGGAGATGGCAGAAAAGGAATTATCTGATGAAGGCAATAATTGAGGTTTTCCGTTTTGACTTTTCAGAGAAAGAAGAGTCTGAAAAGAAGCTTAATGAATTGTTTGCAAAATATGGTTTTCCTAATCTATGTGTAACACTACAAAATGATTACGATGGCTTATGGGGTGTTGTAAATCAGCGAGATAGAAAAACAATCTTTGAGATGTTTCATTCTGGCTTTGTTGTATTCTTTGAAGAGAACAGTCTTATAAAAGTTGCATTTACAACTGAATTACATTTTGATGAGACTAAAGCAATAATCTTTTGTGATAAGTTTTCAAAGTAGGAGATGATATGAATTATAATGAACTTAAGAAATTTGTTGAGAATGTTAAGTATCATAAATACTGGACAGGCGGGGGCAAAGGGCTTAATGAACATAAAGACCTTAGTATGGACGAAGACTTCGATCTTATTAAGTCAATGAACAGTGAGAAAGAATTTGTTGTAAAAGACTCTTCAGTTGAGTTCTTATGTAATATGATCCCAGAAAGATTTATAAAAAATGAACAGATTGTCTTTCATTATAAAGGAAATTTTTGGGCATTATCACTCAAAGACCATATTTGCAAACCTCATTCTGCACAGCCTGATGATACACCTATATATGATCTTCAAAGAGGTGGTTTAGGAGACCTTGCTGCTAAAGCTGGTATGGCAATTCAATTACTTGAGCAGGCAATAAACGCCTATGAAAGTAGATGTGACTATTACCCTTGGAATTATGCAGTCATTGAAAAGGTTGAATGTTCTGATAAGTATGACAGCAGCTACTCTTTAACAAATGAAGATGTTAAAAAGATGCAAAAGTGGGAAGGCGCTCATATGAAAAAGCATCATAAAGATTGGTATGAACAATACCACGGCGCATCTCCTGTTTGGCCTTTTGAATTAAAATGGGGTTCGTGTTCTTTAGGTACCTATGCAGATACAGAATGCACTATTTGTAGAAAAAAGTATGAAGAGGCTCTTAAAGAAAACAAAGACCCAAAAGAAATCGAAAACATTAAAAAAGATATGTCTTTTGAAGTAAGAGGTATTGAATAATAATGTGGCTTGGTAAAGACGACGATGCTGATTATGATGTTTATGTTTCTCATCATTCAAATGACGAAGAGTCAAAAGCAGTTCGTGATTTCGTTTCATTAGAGCAATATGCTCTTGATGAAGATGATGAATTGATTGACAAGAACGGAGAGCCCTGTGATTGGAAGGATATAACTGAGTTGTTCAGAGTATATACAGTTAAGAAGTGTATGTGTCCAACAAGAGTCGCAGATAAGCTTCTTGATATATGGCCTGAAATTTTTGATGGCGTAGAATTAGATTTGAGGTAAGGATATGATTGAAAGAGTTTTAATTATTGAAAGAAATCACGATGCTAAACTTGCAATCCGTGATGATGTAACAAAAAAGTTTGGTATTGATGACAATAAGTTGCAGCAGCTAATTGATAGTGGAGATGAATATGAATACGAAGGAAAAAAGTACTGCTTCGACATCCCAGACGAAAGAGCCTACAATTAACGAGAAAAAGTTGAGCGCGTATTCTTTGGCACTTTGTAAGGAAATAAAGAAAGTTATTCCTTACATCAGTAATGGTAAAGTTGCAAAAGGTTTAATTAAGTCGCTCAACGATTACTTAATTGCATATAAAAAACTTGGAGGAAAACTGTAATGAGCAAGCTTTCAGAAAAATGCAAAGAATTAAAAAGTGGTGAGATGATAAAAATTTCAAAAATGCAGTGGGAGAACATTGCAACAAAATGTGCAGAAGCAATTCTTGACCTTGAGTTTGATGTTGTATCTTATGATGACAAGTTTGCTGTTTTGGCAATCAGAAAACCTGTAAAAGAGCATCTTATTGCAAATGTAAAGATTGCGCTTTCTGCGAGAACAACACCTTATGAAATCTGGGTATCAGCAGACAACCATACACACGAGGAACTTGCTGCAGGAAAATCAGAAAGTGCTGTTTACGCTGCACAGTCTAATTTGAGCACAAAAGATGAAGAAGTTGATATTGGAGAACTTAAGTTCTATCTTGAGCGTACTTGCAAAAAAGATAAAACTGAAGCGCCTAAAGTATCTGCTGCAAAATCAAAACTTAATGAAGAGATTGATAACGGATTTAAAAACAATCGCGGAAGAGCGCCTCTTGGCGGTGAGACTCTCGAAAACGACATTGCCTTTAACGATTATCTTCACCGCAAGTTTAATGGTTTAGTATAAAGACATACTTTTCATCAAATTATAACATTTCTTCTTTTCGCCTTCATAGGTTCTTTCCAATTCTTTGGTTGGGTCCCAGGCGTGAAGAGGGATATAAATGTTATCGTGTTCATCAAGCAAAGAAACATTTGCTGCGATACAATCTGTCAAGTCTTTTGCAAAATATCCAACTTTACTAAAAGTCCAACTTGTATCATTATAAACAGACCCTGGGAGACAGTATTCATCAGTGTAAACATTGTCTCCGTTCATATGATCTATCTTCATTGTGCCCGAAGTCTTTCTCTTTACCATTTGCAAAGACAATAAGTTGTTCTTTACCATAATTGACTTACCACAATAATATCTTTTATGAATTACATAATCAACTAATGACAAGTAAGGAGAATTATTTTTATCAACTGAAATATATTCAACTTCAAGTCCTGCTCTTTCGAGTGCTTGCATCATAGCTTTTGATTGGAAAGAGTCGAAAGAAACGTGGCGTATATTCATATTACCCAATCTTATCAAATCCAAAATAAAAAATTTGAAAGCATCAAGGTTGATTGCGCCTGTCTTAGGGATTACAGGAACAACTAAGTCTGTAACATAAACTTTCAATGGATTGCCTTGAGAGTCCAAACGAACTGGGTCTCTTTCAACGTGGCTTATTGAGATGCCCGCAGTATCGCCCGACACAGCCAAGTCGATTGATGCAACACGAGGTAACGCAGGCTCATAATAAAAATGGTACTTACCAAGAATCTTATGGAAGAACTTATCTTTAACTTGATTCCAAATCAAATGCTCAGGCTCATCTTCTGCTTTAGCAATAATTGTTGAATAAATGTTTTTAAGATTGTTATCAAAAGTATGGTCAATCCATTCTTTGTTGTAAATCAAACGGTCAGCCGCGCCTGAAGGAATACCACATTGGTCTCTTAAAAAGTTGATTGGAGATTCCTCAGCGTTATCTTTCATTGACTTAACACCTGATGCGGTAATCTGTAACATAGGTGACCATTCAATATCTACAGGTTCGTATGTTTCAAGTTCTGCTTCAGTTTCAACAACTTTAGGAGGTTGTCCGTCACCACCTTTGAACACTGGGAAGGCGTGTACAAAATCCTTCTTTAAGTTCATAGGTTGTTTCCAATCTGAACGTGGTGTCTCCCAAGCTTGTGGAAATTCTTCTGGAAAGAACTTCCATCTTTCACCTGAAATAATTAAATTCTCTTTATTCTTTTTTGTTTTATTATCCCAAATCCATTCATCAATTGGAGACTCCAAAGAGTTTGGCTGAGAGTCGATTATGAAGCGTCCGTAGTAATTACCTTTCATACGAGAGTCAATTCTTTTACGAAGCTTTGTAAAGAATGTGTAAATCTTTTCATCAGACCAACCATTTTCAGAGAACATTGTCAACTCAGATATAACGGCTGAAATAATGTTCTGTCCCAAGATTGAGCCCGCGCCGTTAATAATTTTATAGTTAACACCGTTTTGGAAAGAAAGACAAGATGTAGGAGAAGATGTTGTCCAGTGCAAACATTCTGCAACTTCTTCAGCTGATGCTTCAGTCAAGTCTTGGTGAGTACGAACTCTTTTGAAATAAGGAGAACACTCAAGAATCTGAACGAAAGGTTCAAGCAACAATTCTGATGCTTTCTTTTGATTCCAACCACCCATACATTGTGTAAAGATTGAAGAAGGAGCCATACCAAAGAAACGATATGGGTGCCACATCAACGCATAGTGGACTGAGATATATAATTGTGCAAGAGTTGAGAATGTTGATTTACCTGCACCAATGTGTTGAGTCAATACCAATGTTCTGTAAGGTTTAAGTGGGTCAAAGAAGTCAGCAAATACATCTCTTACCCAAGGGTGTAAAGTGTTTGCTTGGTCACCAATATATTTTTCTGAAATAAACTCTTCAGGTGTAGGCGGCTTTGCCTTGAAATTCAACATCCAAGCATTATGCATCAAATCAACTTTTGCAGTGCCTGTCATTTGATTTGTTTTTACAAGCCATTCAATTGCCGCTTTAATTGCAGGGAAGTTGAGAGTTCTGAATTCAGGTCTTTCTCTTGCCTTAGGATCTCCTGCGACAACTGCAGCAATAATATCGCCTACACTCGCCAATGCTTCAGCATATTCAGAGTCTAAAGAACAGCCGTTTTCGTGGAGTTGTTTATTTAAGATAGGAACTTCATTGATTGGGTGTTCTTTTTTATAATCGTTTTCATCTTCAGTTTGTTCAACTGTTATAGACCACGGATTTGCTGCCTGTCCTTCAGGAACATCATCTCCGTTCAAAAATGCTTTCTTTTGAGCTTTTGTAAAATTTGGTTCTTCAGGTTCTTCATAAGCTTTATCTCGCTTATCATAAAACTCTTCGCCAAGTTTGAGTAATTCTGACATACATCCCCCTTATGGATTACAATCCTCCGCGCATCACAGAGAGTGCGAGGTTAGATGCCTGCTTTTCCCATTTTTCAATTACTTTTTGCTCGAGTGTATCGGCTCTTGAATTATACAATGAAAAGTCGATTGCACCTGGGACGTCAGATTTTACCAATGCTCTTAACATTCCTAAATTACGAAGGATTGCTGCTTTTCCGAGATTACGAAAATCAGTTCTGATTGAGAATTTTATATCATCAAAGTCATATGAACAACAAAGCCATTTAACGTTTACAGAGCCACCTACTGTTGAGTAACCTATACAGTATCTTTTTCCGTTTTCTTTTATTGTACGGACGTGCTCTCTTCTGAAGTAATTTACATAACCTTGCTGTGCTGCTCTCATATTCATATTTGCATCGCCTTGTTGCAAACCAACAAACCCAGGGACAGGCTTACGATATGAAACACCGCGACCGAAGCCACCGCCTGACATCATACCGCCACCATACATCATCTGTTCACGATACAAAGAGAACGCACCACGGAACTCTGCTCCGCCACCTGCGCCTAGTACATAATATGGAACTGCAGCGAAAGCATTAGGAGGGAACTCTTTTTTGAACTCCGTGCCGCCGCTCATCTGTCCTATAACATCTTCTTTTATAATTGGGAAAAATCCAAAGTAAGTATCAAAAACTGGTTTTAAGCAATATTTTTTAATTGCATTTGCAGTGTATTCAAGTTCATCAATTCTCAAGAAAGGTACACCTACTTCAGTAAGCATAATACCTAATTGCTCATCATCAATAACAACACCGCCGTCATCATTACCTGAAATATCCAAGTCTTCATTCACTGGGACATTTGCAAGTGCATCGACGTCTTCTTTCTTTAATAGTAATTTGAAAAATGGAGACTGAACGCCTTGAAAAGAACCGATGAAACAAGTATCAATATCTTCAATTTCATATTGGTCCCAATCAATGCAAGGCCATATATCATTGTCCACTTCGTAATCAGTTAAACAATATATAAGAGCGCCATTAAGAGGCTTTCCTTCTGAGCAAGATACTTGAAAAATATTATCTTTGATGTAACGACGAGTCATCTTGGATGCAATCATTGTTCCTTGCAAAACCCAAGTATCACGAATTATGTCGTTTCTTGTACCAACTAAAGATAACAAATAATCTACATTACTAACCATAAAAAATTAGTAACCGGAGACATTCGTAATCTTTGCTTTAGTCCATTCGTCGTATTTTGTGTGGCATACACAAGTGAAATCGTCTTTGAAAACTTCTTCAGGCATTCTATAAATTTTAATATCATTTATATAACCTGCAAGATAAATATCTGGATTTCTTGGGATAACCCTATGTGACTCATATAATGATAATAATTTTAGATAACTTAAAACAGCGGGTGGAACATACATCTCTTCTACATATTGAGATAATAAAAATGGATAAAAGACAGTATTGATTTCATTCACAGCCTGTTTTATTGATTTACCGTTTAAGCCTGCATCAACTTCCCAATCATAATCTTTGCCTTTTACACTAAGTTTGAGTTTGATTGCTTTTTCAACATAATCATTTTGCTGTGATTGGAGCGTGTTAAATAAATTTGCAACTTGTGAACCTGCAACCATTGATGAAGCGCCACCACGAGATGTGTTCCCTACTATCATCGAAGACATTGCATTTACTGCATCTGCAAGTGTATCATTTGAGCCCAATTTTAACCCTCATACAAACGGTTTCTTATTTCAAGCATAACATAATCAATAAGCTTTTCGATTTTATAATTCTTTGCCCACTTATCCAAAAACATTTTCTTTGCGTGTCTGTTTTTAGGGTGTCTCATACAAAGTACAATATATAAACGAACAATGTTTCTTATATATTCTCTGTTTTCACAGTCAAGTGTTTCATCAAGTTCTTCAAGTATTTCATTGATAATCTCATAAGGGCTTCTTCGACAGATTGCGTCTTCAGGCGAATACACAGGACCTTCTGCAGCAATCAAGTCTTCAAGAGTTGCTTTGCCATCATCAGAAATTTCCAAAGATAACGATATAGGTTCTCCGCCTTTCTTTTTTGGATTTTTGTCTTTGTAAAGAACTTCAACAATCTTCCACTTCATCATACCTGCGAAAGATGTACCTACTTCGAAGTCGGGTCTTGTTAAATACTGACTCATAAAAGCAAGTGTTGCAGATGTTGTTCTATCATCAACAACTTCAGGATCTTTATAGCCTTCTGCTTTCTTTTGAATTCTTTGAAGTATCAAAGACTTCATATAAGACCAACAAATGCCAAACATTTTCTGCCATATAGCTTGGTCTCTTGTTTTCAAGTATTCTGCCTGTAATGTTAAAAGTTCTTGTTCTGTTTCAGGCTTATTTTCAAACTCACCATAAAATACGCCTTCAAATCTATCTGGGTCATACTCAAAGTTTGCGTCTTCATTTAAGTAATGCTTAATATCAAAATCTACCATAAATGTATATTAACACAAAAAGAGAGTCGGCTTTACCGACTCCCTTATATTCAAATCTTCAAGAGATTAAAGGTCTGTATCAGCAACAACTTTTGAAGTTACAAGCTTGAAGTCTCCAACCTCAAATGTTACACCTACACCGTGTTCCTGATCTTCAGCGAACGGAGAAACAAGAACTTTTGCAGTTGAGCCATCAACAAGTTTGCTCAAGTAATCAGCAATCAAAATTGATGCAAGGCGGAATGAGAAGTCACCAACTGTTCCTGTTGTGCCAATTGACTCTACAGGAAGGTCAGTATCAACTTCGGCGCACATATTGTTGTAACGCATATTCAAAGCTTTCTCTGCAGCAACATAGTAGAATTCGATTGTCTTCCAACGCCACTGTGAAGCAGGGAATACACCATCAAACATCTGCATCTTTGTAAGCAAAGTCTTAATGTCAACATCAAATGCAAGAGATGTTGCTGGGTCAGGTGCAATCTGTGCAAGAACTGATGCTTCAGGATATTCACACAATGTCTGAGGAGCAGCAATAACGGCTCTGAAATTGATGTTTGGCACATCAATGTAAATGTACTGTTCACAATCAGAATATGTGATATTGAAATTACCTGAAAGTTTGTGAATTGCAGTAAGCAATCCAAAGATAGACTGCGGAATGAAAACTTTGTCGCCTTTTGTCAATGTATCAGC